TCCAACGCTTAAAGCTGCTGTGCTATTAAGGCTTAGATTGGATGAATACTGCGTAGTCGTTCCAATCACGTTTGTAGTCGATTGAGCCGACGAAAGCAGTCCACTAGGCAAACTGTCACCAGTATTGGCACGCACTGTAATCTGCTGTCCTGTCTCAAAAGTAGAATTTGTGCATACAAGTGCTGTTGATGGCGATGCCGTGAAATTCCTGCTGATATTCATGAACATCTGCCCAGTGGCAAGCGTAGGAATTCCTCCAGAAGCAAATATAACTGGGTTGTTGCTAGGGTCTAGCAGGGTCACGTTGTTTCCAGTAACTTGTACTGAATATGTTGTAGACGCTGAAATAGGAGCAGGCAATCCGTCTGTGCCATTTATTGCGCTAGTCGTGAACTTCACTCCAACACCCTGAGAGAGATACTGGATTGAGCTTGGCGTTAGAAGGCTTGGCCCTCCTAGTGCCGATTGGTATGCTTTTGCATAGGCCGCAAACCTAATTCCGTAATATGACTGACCAGATCCAAGGGAAATCGTATTGATTGCGTCATCTTGGATGTATGCAGCCGCCCCTGCACCAGTTACATCTCCAGACGCATTAGTAAACACGACATTTGGAAGTGTTGAGTATCCAGTGCCGCCATCAGTTACAGAAACTGAAGTCACTACGCCTGATATGCCAAAGCTAAGTTGGGCTGGAGTTCCTGCATAAGCTAGTACGCAAGTTTGAGCCGGAGATCCGGCAGGATTTGGGACATTGAATGTCGGTGGAATTGATCCAGTTGTTCCAGCCGTAGTGCAGGTGAACAGATCAATCGTTGTAGTCATTGGTTGAGAGGCAATTGCTGTGGCAAAAGTTCCAGAAAGTGTATATGTACCCACTCCTCCACTGCCACTAGCAATAGTCTTAACGTATGTACCAGAAGGAATTCCTGTTCCGCTTATCTGACTGCCTACTTTTATTGTCCCTGAAGTAACGGATGTAACTGTCAACAACTCTGCTGTTGAAATTGAACCGACAAAAACACAATTGGGGCTGTATATTTGTGAATTAAGTGTAACTGTCGTTGGCGTTGATGTCCATGCAGTGCCAATTGATGCGGTAGGAGCAGAAGTATATCCGCTTCCGCCAGATTGGATTTGAACAGAAGTAATTACTCCTCCAGTAATAGAGCAAACAGCCTTACCTTGAGTAGTTGCGCCTCCACCAGAAAGCACAATATCTGGTGGTGTAGTATATCCAGATCCTCCATTAACAATGTTGCTGGCAGTTACTTGTTGATCAATTGTTGCTGTTGCAGGATAAGGAGAAGAGTAGCTTCCGCTTCCGCCAGAAAATGTAACTTTTGGAGCTGATGTATAACCAGATCCACCATTTGTAACTATAATATTGTTTGGAACAGGGAATGTAATGCCAGAACCCCAAGATGGCAATAATTTATAGAGTTTTGCCAGTGTATTTGATCCGGCTATTTTTTCAATATAGGCCGAAGCAACAGATGGAGTTATTGTTGGGAAAAGATAATCTGATGAAAGGTAAATCAAAGATCCATTTGCAACGCCATTAAAATTTCCAGTCCAAAGGTTATTGAATCCAACAGAGAATGTCCTACTGAGTTGAAGGTAGAATGTTCCTGTTCCTCCATCCGTAATTGTTACAGGGTTGAATGAAGCATCTTTAATAGTAAATGTACCATTAGAATTTAATGGAGGCTCTGCCCTATATGCAGTTCCAGATTTAAGAGGAGATGGAAGCGTACCTGTGCTTGCAAACTCAACAAACACTCCAGTCGATGGAGTGATATTTACAGAAGGATTGGAAGTGTATCCAGTTCCCTCAGTGACAACGCTGATACTAGTAACTTTTCCATTAGCAACCGTTGCCACCGCCGTTGAACCGCTTCCGCCACCACCGCTAACTGTAACTTGCGGGGGTGTGGTGTATCCAGTACCTCCAGAAACAATGTTAAAGTATGATACGAATGATTTTGTGATAATTGCCCTTGCAACCGCTGTTGCTGGAGTTGTTGCTGGAGTTGTTGTTGGCCCAGATGGTGGGTCAATAGTTATTGATGGAGCAGTAATATAACCAAGTCCTCCATCCGTGATAACAATTGATCCAACAACATAGGTTACTGGAGTTGTCGGAACTGCTGGCAATATCATTACTGCGTACCCTTGAGCAGTTCTAGTTTCTTGGGTTGTTCCAGTAGGAGGAGCTGGGGGAGGGCTAAATGTAATTAGTGGGGGGGTCGTGTATCCAACTCCAGCAGTTGTTACAGTTACGTTTGTAACAGCACCAACAGATACTCCAGTTGCTGCCGCGCCAGACCCAGCAGGAGATGCCAGATTAAATCCGCTTGCTGTGATATTGCTTGTCGCTCCTACGTTTGCATTGGAGGTGATTAGTTTTACAATGGAATTGCTGCCAGATCCCGAAGTGATGAAAATAATGGGATTAGTGCCAGTTGATGCGTCTGTAGCATTTGTATGTATCGATACAGAAAGAGGGCTTATTACATATACAAAGTAGTTCTGGCCTTGAATAAGAGGCTGCGGCAGCGTGCCTCCAGCAGTATATGCCTGCACCTGATCTCTTGTCTGGAAATAGTGAGGAACGGAGAAGTTAAGAATTGTTACTGGCGCAATTGCATTGCGAATATCAACATTGAATTTTCCGCTATTGCCGGACAAAAGCACTGGGTTGCTGTTTGCCTGAGCGTCTGAAATAGATCCATAGATTTGAAGGTCTGTAGCGTCCAAACTCTGTGCAAAATACGTTGTGTTTGCGGCTAAAGGAGATGGAAGTGCCGATGCAAATCCAGATCCAGATCCAACCGAAAAAGTCACCTCATTTGGCGATCCAATAGTAATGGTTGGAGTTGTCTGAAGTTGAACGCAAGTAAGTAGGTTTATCGGCCTCTTGTCGGTTAGGGTAACTGTGCCTAACGATGGATTAACTATACTCTGAAGCGCAATTGGATTATTTCCAGACTCTGCGTCTAGTTCAGTCTGATACAATTGAATGGTCAATGCATCGTCCACCCCAATGTAATAAGTCTGTCCTGCAATCAGGATACTGTTTGTTACTCCATTTCCAAGGCTAAGTACAGCAGACTGACCAGAGACAAGCTGATGTGCCGTAGCAGAAAGAAACTTAGTAATTGGAGATACTGTTGCGGACTGAGTCTGCAATGTTACGCCATCTGGTTCGATTGTTCCGTATGGGAAATCTGATTGTGCGTGGACACCAACAAGAACGCCATCAACTCCAGTTCCATTAGGAAGCTGGGTGCGAAGTTCCCTATTATTGCCGTCTGTTCCGATTACGCGAAGCTGAATGCCTGCGTCTGCCTCATGCTCTGCTACAGCAATAAGCTGAGATGGCTGGCGGATGTCCATGATCGTGCTGACGAATCCGCGATCATCCCATGCCCAATTAACTCCGCTGTACACGCCACCCTTGTTGACGTTGTACTGGAATAGGCGACTCCTAAAATAAGTAGGAGAACCATCGACGTTGACAGCAAGAGGCACTTCAATGCCGCGAGGGAGCGTGACGGTCTGGTTATCCCATCCAGTGCAGACATCTACCTCATTGTTGATATGAAAATAGTGTCCAGACTCCATAAGAGTCTGAATTGCTTGCGTTAGCTTTCTGAAAATCTTGGGCTGATCAGTCGTTCCAAGAATTTCAGAGGCTTCGTCAATTATCTCGCTGACGAACATCTAGTTTTGGTTATTTTAGGCTACCCTCTTTGGCAAGACCCTTTAGGAACTCATCGTCACTGCCTGCACCTCCACTTGCTCCGCCTTCTGGGGCTTGTGGGGGCATTTCGGCTGGGGGTGCGCCTGCACCAGATGCCTGCTGCTCAACACCCTGCTTGAGTTGGTCAAGACCGCTGGCAAGCTGAGACACAAGTGCGTGCATAGCATCAAAAGCGGCCTTTGGCATCGTTACCATTACCGAGCCATCTCCACCGCCCTGTGGGGGCATATCAGGGCCGGAAGGGGCCATGTCTGCGGATGGTGCTGGGCCTGCTCCAGAGGAAGCGGGATCAAGTTGTTCGCTGGGTGGCATTGTTTTGTCGTTTGGCATAGTATTAGTCTTTGTCGGTTGAGGATTGTGATGCGGCTTCTAGCCCTTTTTCGATGGCATCGTCATCGTCAGGTTCATTTGATTCGTTGGATGACTCATTAGCTTCTCCTGCCTTAATACCATTGATTTGCAACTCAACGCAATGTTTGGTTTCAGACTTACCATTAATTTCGCAAGTAGTGGTCTTTTCCATTACTTTTTTAAAGTGAATTACGGCAGTTCCTTCCTTTGGAAGACTCTTTAATGCTTCGGCATTCTGAAAATAGAGAGATGGGTAATGAACACGCTCTCCTTGTTCTTGTTCAGCGGCATCCATTTCAGGATATTCCGTCATTTCCAGCTTTTCGCTTAGATCAGTGAAACCTTCTGGAATATTTGCTTTGGTTGTGTATGGCATAATTAGTTAAGGATGTCGGGCCAAGTGGCTTTGATTTCGGGTAGGGTGTCTGGAAGCGTAGTCTTGGTGACATCGCGCAGAGCCTGTTTGCTTGCAGCGATCTCTGATTGTTTTGCTGCGTAAGCCTGCTCTACTGCCTTTATGAATGCCACATCCAGCGCAGCCAACTTAGGCGCACGGGCTTGTCTGAACTTGTTGAGATGGATCTGCTTGCACTTGTCAATGTCTGCAACTGCTGCCCCGTCCTCGTAGACAAACCCGTCAAAGTAGTCGTTGTCTATGCCTGCAAGGTCATCAAAGATTGCGTAGGGGGTCGCGGCAGGAACATCCTTAATGCAGTCGTTGACATCACCCGTTGGGATGATGACTGCTAGTTTGTTGTCTGCTTGTGGGTAGATGATGAATGGCATGGCGTTAGTTTCCGAAGATTTGGATGCTTACGACAGAGTTATCGTCTGGATTAATTATTCCAGTTCCTACGTTCATTCTTCCAGTTTTCACTCTGCAAGATGAAGTTGATGTGGAATATAGATTCATTGTGGTGAGATAGTTTGAAACAGAGGCATTAGCCATTCCACATACCGTGTAGTCAGGGCCTGCCATAGCCACCGAGAAATTGACCGTGTAGTCGCCTGTCCCGTTCTTGGTGATCGACGAGACGTTGTAGGGGGATCGGATTGTGCTTGGTGTTGGGGTTGTTCCATTAAAATTAACAAACGCTTTGCAAAGTTCTTTACCCCCCTGCGCCATCTTTGCTGCGGTGACTGCGTTGTTTGCAATAGTCCCAGCAATAGTTGCATTTGCAGATCCATTAAACGATGCTGTTCCTGTAACATCACCAGAGATTCCTAGCGTTCTTGATGTTTGAAGTTGCGTTGCTGTACCTGCATTCCCAGCAATATTTGTTGACCAAGTTGGTGCTGATGTTCCGTTAGAAAGCAATACCTGTCCAGATGTGCCAGCGGCGGTAAATCCAGTAGTATTTACTCCAATCTGGTAAACGACGACACCAGCGGTTCCTCCATTTATATTATTGGAAGCGGACGATGTGGTGGAATTTGTAATCCAGCCAAGTGATCCAGCTCCATTAGTTGAGAGAACCTGTCCAGCCGTTCCTTGAGGAAGCAATGCAGTTAATCCAACTCCAGTTTGATATGGAAGTGATCCTGCTACACCACCAACTATATTAATTGCGGTTGTTGCTGTAGTTGCCAAAGTCGCAGTAGTTGCATTACCTAAGAATACGCAGGTTGCATCAAGGGTTTTGTTAGTGAGAGTTTGCACCCCGTCAACCGTAACAACCCCAGAAGCCGTGGTAAGATTTAACGCCCTCATTATGTAACAAAGAAGCCCTTCGTTAGTATTGCGAGCAATCCCGTTTATGGACGATGAAAGATTAGGATCGCAAGGGATATTCCATATTACGCGATTGTTTTGTACGGTCTTTGTGATAGATCCATACAACGCATTAGTAAGATTGTCAATCTGGCTAGGTACGCTCTCTTGCGACACGCTTGGGTATGGAGTGTCTGCTCGGCAGATGCTATTGCGACCTCCGGCGTAGGAGGGAGTTAGGAAGGGGAATGGATTTGGAGGGAGTGAATCAGCCATTTTGTTCCTTTATTTTGCCTTTAGGAGTTCAATTTCGGCTTTAAGCTCCTTGATTGCATTTACAAGCACAGGGATTAAATTCGTTGCGGCAAATGTAAATTGATCAGGGTTATTTGTATCAACAAGCCCAAGATAATCGGCATTGGCTTCTTGAGAAACGGCAAAAACTTCTTGAGCAATAAATCCAGCG